CCGGTTGCCATTCAGGAGAGCGACGTTGATGGTGGCTCCTTGAGCCGAGGAAGGATTGGAGAACAGGAACCACTGAGTAGCGGACTGATTCGGGATTGCCGCTCCCAGGTTGTTGACATCAACACGTTGCAGAACACGAGTGTTGTTGAGGTACGGAGTAGTAATCGGACGGTAGGCCCCTACATGCGGGTTGTCCACGAACACCGTAGCATCCGTACTACCCGTTGCCTCCGTTCTGGCTTCCGCAAAGAGGCGACCAGCGTTGACCTTCTCAGCAGTACCGATCAACATACGGTCGGCCATCAGGAGCATTGGAGCGCCATCAATCACTTGGTTGTCGTACATCAGAGATGCAGCCGTCAAACCAGCAATACTAACATTGGTGGTAGCTCCAGCAATGTAGTTATTGTTGGTGCCAGCAATCGGATAAGTCGTGGTCAAGAGCGTCATCCAGGAGACGTAGACCAGTTCTTCGAGTGCCTTGGCGGCTTCCGTACCCAAGTGGGTCATAATCTGAGCAAAGGCGTTCAGGTCGTCATTGATGATGTGCTTACGGTCAAGACCAACGATCTTACCGTAGGTATCAGCGGCGACACTGTATTTCTGCTCGTCGAACTCACCATGCTCGAGCTGACCATCGGCACCCACGACATGGTAGGAGCCCTTGGAGATCAGGCGATACATATTGGTGGCTTTGAAATCGGAGACCGACTTGACAGCGGAAATCTCCTGCCAGGTGGTATCCACTCCTTGGTAAGCAGCCAGGAGCAGCTTGTTAGCCGAGTCCTCAAAGATATTGGTGATGTCCAGGGAAGTGGATCCCGAGGCACCGCCTGCATGAATCTTCTGTAGGGCTTGGCGTGTTGTACGGATAAACTCATCAGACTTTCGACTGCCACTGTAGTAGCCGCCGGAAGCACGGATAGTCATATCCATCATCTGGTGAAGGGTGAGGCCCCGGAGGTGCCTGTTATCAGACGCTTCCAGAGTTTTCTGGTCATACAGCTTCTCGTAGCCGTAGTCCTCGCCGGACCACTTCTGCTTGATAGAAGCCTTGAGACCAAGCTGGCGGACCAGGGCACAAGAGACCGCTTGGGTACCGAGGTCTTCCATACCGGGTGCCATGTGAATAGCAGGACCGGATGCAGGTTCGGACGGGTAGCTGGCCTTGAGGAGGGTCAGTTCAATGAGGTCCGGGTTGAGACCGTCACGGAGAGCGGATTCCTTAAAGCTCAAGGTGGTAATCTCTTTACCACCATGGGTAACCTTCTCCACTCCTGGATGCTTGGCAAAGATCGAATTGATCTTATCAATCCTGATCTGGTTATCCGCTGCCGCTGCGTTGATAGCGGTTATGTAAGGAGCGGGATCAGGAGTAGCCTGAAGGGGTTCAGGAGTAGGATTGGGAGTGCTGTCATTAGTAGGTGGAGGATTTGCCACCTCCCACTGCGCCTTGAGAGCGGTCTTCTGCTGTTCAGACAGATCCGCCTCTACGAAACCATTGGCTGCTAGCCATTTCTGGAAAGGATCCATGGATAATAACTCCTTCGTTAAACTAGGGTGATGTTGTGCTGCGACCTGGGCAGAAGTCTTATCGTCTGCCCCTAAAACAGTGATACTCAACTCTCGGACTGTAGTTTTAGAGGCAACGATCAGGGGGCCTTTATGGTTCTTCCCGTTGACTTCTATCTTTTCGCCTTCATCAATGAAGCTGGCTTCAATGATGTCAGCACCTACTGATACCTGGAAGGGAAATCCCGCCTTGGCATCCGCAACGAATCCCTGGGCAATACCCATGGAGGACGATACTATTCCCTTGGCGAAGATCAAGGGACCATTCATCTCTTCGCTGCCAACCTTCTTTGATTGGCCAGCAGGAATCACGACCTGGCGAGTGGAGTGTCCAATCCGCTTCCCTATGTCGTGATCCGCTATGACAGGGGTTACCTTGCGGTTAAACTTCGCCCCCTTCATGTCAATTATCAGGGGATCAAAGAACCCGCCAAGGATCATTGGCATCCCCGTGTTTGCTATCAATGAGAACTCAGGCTGCTTGTCTGGATCATCTCCCTCCGCTTGGATATCCAGCGTTCCCTCCATAGAAAGAGATGCTGGTATCTGCCGGTTGCCAAGGGATGACAGAAGCTTGTGTCCTTTGGAAGCAAAGATCTTCTTAGTGAATTTAATCGGCATCTTCTGACTCCTGGTTTTGGTTCTGTTCTTGACCCTGGTCCAGGGGAGTTAGCTGCTGACGGAACTCATCATCCTCCAGCACTTCCTCTCGCCAGTCATCTACGTCTCGGTTGTAGAATGTCTCTTGAATGTCACGGTCAGTCATGTGGCGACCGTTGTGTAGAGTCTCGATGGCAGCAGCAACCTTGGAAGGATCAGTGTGATCAAGACCAATGTTATCCCAACCCCACTCATGTTGGGGGAGCTCGGTGTCCAGGCTGGGGTTGGCTACAATGAAACTGGATTCTCCAGAGATGGGATCATCGAAGTAGTCCTCGGTACGGAGACCAATGGACCACCAACTCATAGCGATGCGTTCGAGGACTTTGTCCTCACAGTCCATACGCTCAAACTTCTGGGCACCCTTGTAGATGTGCTGATCGACAACCGAGGTTGCCATATTGGAATCTTTAGATGTACCAGCGGCAATGTTATAAGGGACCAGGAGGGGTCGGGTGATTTCTCTGAGGGTGGCCCCGACGAACTCATCATACTGGTCTCCGATGGGGACAGCATTGAGCTGGTTCAGTTTGTATCCCCAGGGAAGATTCATGATAGAACCATGCTCTAGGGGGAAAGTATCAAAAGGGTCATCCTCTACAAGATTGCCACTTCCATCGGTCCAGGCTTGTTGTCCTGCTGGCCCTTCAGTTTCGAGGACTGCCGAGAAGTCGGCTGCTGTCTCTGCATGGCGGACCAGTGCGAGGGTGTAACGGCGGAGGATGGAACAGTGAGGTAGGGAGGGGGTGGTTTCTGGGATACCCCGTAACCAACCTCGATCTTGACGGAACCAGTGGACAATGAATTTTTCATCTAACCAACGTCCTTCCGCTTTCATACCTAGCGAAGAGGTAAGAGGGGTTGATCCAGGGTGGTTGTCTAGTACATGGTATTGCTCCGGGTTGCCCCAGTTATCAAAGCGTACCCCGTCTACCTCATTCTTGTTGGGGGTCGGGAGAAAGGGGTAGGCGACCACTGAAGAGACCTGGTCCGCTTCCAGGATACTGTAGTCCACCTGGACCGGATGGCGTATGCGTTCATTGATGTAGAATAACCCAAAGGATTCCCCATCAACAATCTTTGCAAGACGCATCCTCCAAAGTTTTTGACGTAGTTGGATCTTCTTGGAGTAAACTCTCCAGCGAAGTTCAATCAACCGCTTCCGGTCTTTGGAGAGTCGCTTGTCCGTAATACGAAGCTTAGGACCAGAACCCACAAAGTCATTGGCAATGGTAAGGATAGTACCTTTTAGGTAGGGATTGTTTTCAAGGACTTCGTAACGGGATCGAGAACGGAGTTTCTGGCGAACAGTGTAAGAAGCAGCAGCATGAGGATCAAGATTATCAGCATTAGCCCAATGGTTTTCATTATGGACATTTGTTTGGGCAGCATCGTACCTAGCTCGCATCAGTTGCCTACGAAGCAGATGAAGTTCACCCGCATTATCCCTGGGAGAGATAAAAGGCTTTCCATATTGGTCGAGAACTGACATTAAATTATCCCTGAAAGAGTAACATCCCTTAGATTATAGTTAATATGGAGTGGTTGGACTAGGCCAGTGCTGGCATTTTATAAGTTAAAATCGTGGTACGGTAAAGTTCTCAAATCCTAATGCAATAACAGCAGCGTTCTGGACGGTTATATCATCAGGGAAATCTACGAACTGGGGATCAGCATAAATGGTATTTTGTTCCATGCCGAACTGGCTGAAAGCGTAGGCTCTATCATGTGTTGCAGCCGCTCCAGGATCTGATAGTCGTTGCCATGTCACCATCTTATCATAAGCCCAGATATTATTGTCATGGTCTCCGATTGGATAGTATGCGCCAGCCGGGTCAGGTTTTTGGAGAGTAGGCAGTTGAGAAGTTGTACCTTGCAACCTCCACATCGTTTGATTGGTAGTGGTATAGAGGATGTTATTCTGGATCGTGTTGCCACATGCCTTATCTACAATGACGTCAGAGGCTTGGTCTCCCCAATACGTTGTACCCGTTATATTCGTGGTGATACACGCTCCATCGGCACGACCAGGATTGGCAAAGATGTTGTTTTGAATAGTGTTATTTTCCTCGTCTTTATCGGAGCCAGTTTTGTTTGAAAAGTAGCCCTCAAAATCGCAATTGTAGACTAGGTTATAGTCAACTGTCCAAAATCTTGATCCTTCATCATTGTAAATTCCGCGTAACTTGAAGTACCCGTTTGTATCATCAGGTCGGAAGTAATCCGTTAGAGCTGATGTCGCAATCAGATCTTTTATATGGTTGTGATGTACGCGACTTCCTGGACTGTAGCCGTTGATAGTAATGGCACCGATGTCCGCTGTTTCCCAGCCGATATTTCTGATTCGGTTATAGCCGATCTCTATGCCACCATTGGCTAAGTACAGACCATTATTCGCATTGTTAATCTTTATGCCACCGCGAGTGCAATTGTAGACTAGGTTATAATTAACCGTGATATTGCCTGTCATGTTCAACCAGATGCCACTGCCCATCGAAGAAATCACATCTCCAATATCATGGATGGTATTATATGTGCAGGTATGATTCTCCCAATGCTTCTCGCTAATGGTATTCGCTGGCCCAAGGAACATCACTCCCGTCGCACCTACATCACTGATCGTGTTGTTTCTAACTGTAAGGTACTCACTGCGGTCTGAGAGGATTGCTGAACCTCCAATGCCATAAAACGTGCAGTCTGAAATCTCGATACCGTTGGCGTATGTCGCCGTAATCGCCGCTAATACTTCCAAGCTGTAATCTCGCCCACCAGAATACACCCCGCTATCAGTCATCTCGGTCCAATCCACACCAGTAAATGTCAGGTTTTTGAAACTTAGATTTTGTACCTGCTCTCCTGGCTGGTCACTAAACTCCAGATTATCGCTAAGGCCATCTAGTGCGATACAAGGATCGTGTCCAGTCTCGCCCGTTATGAATGTGGGTTGACTGTCGAAGATTTCGTCCCGTGCTTTTACGTACCACAGCTCTCTGGTATGTATCCCCTGGATACTGTCACAGTTGTAGCTCCAATCATCCACTGATGCGAAAGGCATATGAAAGATTCGATTGGCAGCCAGGTCAGCAGCAGCGTAATCCTTGTCTCTTACATCTTGGATTGTTGCCAGAGTCGTCAACGCATCATCGTAAATAATGACATCGTCAATATACCCATCCCAATACGTGCTATAAGGGGCAGTTTGTACCCATGGTAGCCCACCCTCTGACCCGATGCGTGGCGGCTCCTCAGTAGTTAACGCCCCTGCGATGTATTGTGTTGCATCGTTCGCATCATCTCGATGGTTGGTTGACAGAACACCATCAATGTAAATCCTGACCGTAGTAGTGGTTGGCTGAAAGGAGACGAAAACATGATGCCAGGCATTGTCGTTCAAGTCTGGATAGTCAACCGCATAGATCTCGCTGGTTCTGTATTCAGCTTCTATGATCGCATCACCCAATACAGGGTCCTTGACAAGTGTGATGGAATATCCCAAACCGCCCTGCGACTGATTCTGGATAATTGATTTACGCCAATCAGATTCCCCATCACCGCTATCGTAATTTGTCTTGAACCATACGCCAATCGAGAAATCCACAGGATCACCAACCAGTTCTGGTATCTCTGCTTGGATTCCCGTCAATGTAATGAGTTGATCTAGTTGCGGAACCTCAACTATCATGGATGCATCATTAGGTGTCTCGCCTGCTATCGGCCAGTAGTAGAGCGTACCAGTTGCATAGTCATCGTCAGAATGGTAATACCACTGCCCCTCGCCAGTCAGGAACGACAAGCTGTTCTCCCACCAGTATCTGTTGTAGTGGGGGAAAACATCAAAGTCCTCTTGGCAATGATCGGCAACGGGATGGATCTCATTGCCGTTTTGAATTGCTGGATTATCGCATCGGTTTCGCTGGCAAGCAAAATTGGCGAAAGCAACGAACTCAGGCTCCTCATTAGCCTCAAAGGTGGGGGTGCGCGACGGCTCGGGATCGAGCAGGATGTAGGAGTCAGATGATACCGCTATGGAATACGTATCGTCAGTATCCCAAGTCTCGCCTCCAGATAATGCACCAACGACATCATCATCCGTGTTATCAGTTATCTCTGCTGTGCCAGATTTCCCTGGTCCAGTATTAGTAATAACTCTGTCAATAAGAGAATCTGCCGTCCATGTCTTGGATGAATCAGTAAGATCATCCTGACCATTAGCACCAGTATGTGTTCCTGTAATTACCCCATTATCATAGCTGTCCATGACATGATAATCACCAGCTTCTGGCCACCTGGCTCTCTGCACTCGGACCCCATTTACTATCAAGGTGCGGAACTTAGCTTGGCCAGTCAATGTTTTCTTATAGATCGAACCAGAATGAACAGTCCATCCACTAGCTTCTAATTGTTCAGCACCACTGATGATTGCTGTCTCGCCTGGATAGCCCTTGTAGGTCACGGTGTAAGTGCCGTCATAGTCATCAGTACCAAACTCCTCGGTCGCTGCTAGGCGATACGTACCGCCCCGCAGGTAGACGCCTACGTTGCCTGAGAGGCCAGTGGAGATTAGGGATGCTATTTCAGTTTTAGCTTTACTGATAGTCTTCCAAGGCTCTCCGATGGTGCCATCGCCAGTGTCATCAGGAGCTGAAGCATCTACATAGCGCTTTGTTTTATCTCG